GGAGGGGCTCACGCGATCTTAGGGCCGACCCCGAAGGGAAGCACCCAGATTTTCATCCGTGAGTGGTTAATAAGAACCGGCCCGCCAGGCCATCTTTTCGTGCGTGAAGCTGAACACCGGCAAATCGAAGGCCGTGCCTGAATCTTCCAGCTGTCTTTGCTGGTAGTCCGACAGGGCCTGCGTAAGCAAGCTCTTCGCTTCGTTGTATTGGGCTTCGCCATGCATGAAGAACTCTCTCATCACACTCTCCGCGTTCTGCAAAACTCCCTCTGTTGGAGGGACGTTCCTTCGCAACCAGTTGATCTGGTCCTTTACTGAGTCGAGTTCTAGCGGGGCTAGCCACCTGCCTTCAAAGGGTTTGAACCCTCTCTTGAGGAAGCTGGTCTCCTCTAACGCCTGGAAGTCTGGGCTTTCACCGCCTCTCTTGAGGGCGTCGGTGTATCCCATGCCGTGGTCTTGGAAGAATTTCTGTACTGAGTTAAAGGTAAAGAAGCAGCGCGCCTCTGGGGCCACGCTGAGCATATGGTCGTCACCGTAGAAAGCAGCCTGGATAACGGACATGAAGTCTCGTTCGCGAAGGTCTCTGCAATTCTCGCAGGTTCCATGGTTTCTCTTGGTTACCACGAAAGCCACGATCATGTAGACCCAATTACACAGCGAGTTAAGGTCGCTGGTAATCGGGATCCCCGAAGGGATGCCTTGATGTTTTTGCACCAGGGTGTTTCCCACGATTGTGTAAGTGTGTATGGCGATATCGATCAATCTCATCCTCACTCTGTCGTCCTCTTCAGTTCCCCCTGATAGTCGATATAGGGGGTTGATGATGTCTCGTACCACGAGACCCATCACAGCCGCGAGCAACTTTCCATCCCACTGCTTGAAGTCTCCAGCAATGATTTGGTCCCCACACTGGAGGAGCCGATCAGCCAGAAACGTCCAATCAGGGCCAAGTGGGTTAATTCCCACGGCCGATGGAAGCTCGGTGCACTTTTGATTTTGAAGAGCCACCCAGGCCCCGAAGTACTTCCGAAAAAGCATGTTCAGGTGGAGGGGGGCGCAACTGAAAAGGCGCGTTTTCCCGATCTTAATGTTCTTGATCGAGACAGTCTCTTGTTTCAGGTTTTCGTAGTTGTACACGAAGGCCGCATCGCTATTTGTGCGAGCAGCCTGCTCCCAGTCCTCCAGTTCCTTGAGGAGGAGCTGACCGGGACAGACACCCTTCACGATTGTTGTGGTGTCCACCACGTACTTGTCTTCAGCAACCTTTGCGAAGTACACGTGTTTCCCCTTGCTCATCGCTGGGCGAAGGTTCTTCCACGGCATTCCAGGGGACGTTGACATGTCCATGCCAGTGTACTGGGCCATTTGGACTCCATTAATCATCTCGTCATGGTTAAGGAGCCGAAGCTCCATCCCAGACGGGCGATGCCCAGAAAGGACACCTCGGACCATATCAGTAGCAAACTCCAGATCATCAGCCCGGAAGGGCTTTACTGGTTTTGAGTACTTCAAAAGTCCAAAGTCTCCAGGGGAAAGATACCCCTCTGGACGCTCTGTGATTCTTGGGTCTGACGGCGAGAGAACAGCTGGTTCTTTCGTGTGTTCGTAGACCTGATCAAACAGCGGGCTTGGCACGATGTCGGTCTTGTTGGGAAACCGTTGGGCAAAGCGCGGCTGCACAATGCCCACAAAGTCCACATTCCCTTCGGGCAGGACGTTGGCCACCTCAAGCTGTTGATCAAGAGGAAGGAATTCATTACAGATGTTCGGTTCTGCCGTAACACCCATAACAAGTTTTGGAAAATATTTGTCGATAAATTGGGTCAATAGTTCACTGGTGATAGGAACTGACACCCCCTGTTCGTCGTTGTTCTTCCCCGCAACGTGCATCCCACAAATCCGACCTTGGAGGGTCGGGTTGAGGGCCACGAGCAGGGAACCGCAGTCTCCGATGCGAGTCGGGACTCGGTACAGGAAGCCATCAAGGATCATAAATCTGTCGTTGTTAGATCCGCCATAGCGGAATTTACGTCCTTCCTTCAGCAGTGTTGTTGTATCAATGTGATTTGTTGTTAAGAAGTGATTCCCTCCGCCTTCTATCTGGTGTCGCACCAATGTACTCTTGAATCGCTCCAGTTTCGTGAGATCCGCTTCTCGCATGAAGTGCTTTCGAATGTCGGGGAAAGCCTCCACAGAGTGATCCAGCTCAATTAAGGCAAGATCAAGAGGAACACCATTCACGTGGCACCGAACTGCTTTTCGGTAATCCACGGAGAGTTCCATCTCGCGGTTCGCAAGAGTGACTGTAGTCGAAACTACGGTGGGAATGTCGGGAACGAAATGCCAGGGAAACGCCACTAGGCGGCCTGCAATTCCGAACCCCTTGAGTCTGCTTCGATGTTCCTCATCCCCGGTGGGAGCCCGGGAGATGCTGAAGCAACTCTTTGGCCCGATTTTCTGGACAATCAGGTCTAAACCATTTGCATCCGAGCACCCCTGCATTTCAAGGGTCTCTTGGACTCGATCGCTTTCGATCCACGGCAATACGCCGGCTGCGCCGACAGCGTTGTGGACAGCAGTTCCGATCGCTTGAAACTGCTTGGAGAACTTGATGTTCTGTTTCTTGACAGCTTTGAGGGTCATGTCACCTCCGTACGCCGACGCTCCTCCTTCGGCCATCAGGACTCCCAGTCCGGATGTCACCCCAAGCTCTGCCACTACTGTGGATAAGATACTTGAAGCTACCGTTCTCATTGAAGCGGGGTAGTACGCAACCATTTCCTTGATCTTACCATCAAGGTCTGGCAGCATTACCTTCTGCGTCCTCGGTCCGAAAAACTTCTGGATCGCAGAGTATGCTTTGTATGTTGTAAATGCTATTCCCAAGACGGAAACCACTTTGATGAGGTACCGGTATGCCTGGGGGTGCCGAGTGTTAGCAAGCAACCTAGTAAGGGTTGTTTCTTCATCAGCTGCTCTGGCGTTTTCATACGCCTCTTGGGCTTCGTGATCTTCGATATGATCGATCCCGATTTGGATGTCGCACATTTCGGCGCTCCAGGCGGGCCCCCGCCTTGCTTCGCACAAAACTCCATTCTCGCAGTCCTTACAGGACTGTCGGTGGCAGTCAGTGCACACGTTTCCGTATTTCTCCCAGAGATCATCTCGAATCCCAGCATAACAACTTTGACAGAAGTATTCCGGGAGAGGAACCGGGAGTTCGCCCCTCTTGTTCGCTTCTTTCACTTGCTTACAGGGGAGGAAGGCAACGCAGCGCCCCTCGTCTGTTTTGCCGCAGTGGTGCGTGATGTCAATTCCGCAATCACACTGTAGCATCCACTTGGTGATATTAGTGGCACAACGAAAGAAAGGTTTTCCTTTAAGAATAGTCTTTGTGGTTCGATAACGATGGTGAGACAACCACATGCCGCAGTCGGAGCACCCTCTATTGAGGTTGGCCTTTTGACAGAGCTCCTTCGCGTAGTCAGAGTGGTCGCAAGTTTCAGGAAAAGCGCACGTACACTCGTATCGTGCTTGGATGTCCATTTGTTCCCATACTTCCAAAGCCACGGGGTCTGGATCCGGGCGTTCTCGTGGAAACTTGAGCATAAGCTGGGCAAGACAGTTGGCCAGTCTCTCGGAGTGAATCTCTCTCTCCATCCAGTACTCGAAGTACTCGTCTGTATAGCAGTTTCGATCTTCGTTCCACGTGTGTTCGTTATACCCATAGTAATCTCTGTCCCACAGAGCTTTCTTGAGTTCCCAAACCACAGGAGGAACATCCAAACCCAACTCCTCGAGGTAGTATGGCTGATATTCGTCGCCGTCGAACACATAGCATGTATTCGAATCCTCACAGATATAGGACTCTTCTCTTGGATAGCCCAACTCAACGTAGACAGTATGACCTGCCCACATGAGATCTGAGGGGTTGGCACTCGGAATCTGACAAAAGATGTAATCGTCTGTTCCGCTGCCACACATTCCGACTGTACCGCAGCAACGGCACGAGTCTCGTCTGGTAAGTTTCATCCCTCGGTCCCTAGCTTCGGTAATAATGCGTAGGACTTCTGGGTCTCGACATGCACGGGCGTGTTGGGATCTCTGATGATAACGAGTTCCATCTCTCTTATACAAGGGCACTGTAGAATAGCGCTCACCTTGCTCAGAAAGCTCCTCAAAAAGCAGTCGACTATCTTTGCATCCAGAGTTTGGGGACCCTGGTTCAAACGACTTAGTCGGATCGAGGACACTCGAGTCCTCTGGGAATTCTAT